GTACGCAACCGCCGCACCTGGACACCATACGGTTACAGTCCAGTAGAGCGATGCCTACCAATCGCAGACATTTACATTAAACGTCAGCAATGGCTACGCGCAGAATTCACAGACGGCGTTATGTCAGAACTAATGTTGAGTCCAGACAAGGACACCAACTGGACACCTGATCTATTGCGCGCATACGAGAACATCATTAACGATGATATGGCAGGACAGACAGAGCAGCGTCACCGCGCTCGCATCCTTCCACCAGGACTAACCCCAATCAACAACTATGGATTTAGCGAAAAGTTTAATCCAGCATTTGACGAATACTTGATCAAGGGAATCTGTGGTCACTTTGGAGTTATGCCAACTGAAATTGGTTACACCGATGGCGGCGCATTAGGTGGAGCAGGTCAGCAGAACGGTGAAGCCGAATCCGCAAGTGCTATCGGTATGGCTCCACTAATCGGATGGCTAGAAGATTTAATCTCTGACATTAGTTACAAGTTCTTAGGTATGCCACGCGAACTTGTGTTCTCGTTTGATGGTGGACGCACAACTGAAACAAGTGCCGATGCTCAACGCCGCGATGTTGAAATCAAGGGTGGACAACGCTCACTTAATGAAGCCAGAGCCGAAATGGGTCTGCCACTTATTGACGCACCTGAAGCCGATTCGCCTATGTTGGCAATGGGCGCAGGTCTGTTTGTTGTAACTCCTGAAGGCATCGTCCCTGTTGGCGGTGGCGCACCTATGCCTGCTGACCCTAACGCTGTTGCACCTGAAGAAGTACCAGCCGAAGAAGAAGCACCTGAAGAAACAGAAGAACTTGAATCTACTGAAAAATCAGAATCCATAAGAGTTGGACAAATGGTTTCATGGAACTCTGGCGGTGGCAGGGCAGAAGGTAAGGTTACAAAGATTGTCAGAGATGGCAAGATCAACGTACCTAACTCCAGTTTTACTATTACAGGTACACCAGAAGAACCAGCCGCTTTAATCAGAATTTACAAAGACGGCAAACCTACTGACACTTTAGTAGGCCATAAGGTAAACACTTTAAATGTTGTGGGTTCCAAGTCAGACAAAGCAACTCAAGAAGTTAAAGCGTTTATGAAGTGGGCTAAGAAGGGCAACTGCGAACGTAACTTTGAGTTCGAGTCTATTGACCCTGTTTATGCCGCTACTTTAAACCGCGCTGCTAAAGATGGCGACCTGTATTTAATTAAATCCATTTCAGAGGTCGCACTAAAAAAAGCCTGAGCCGCAGAGACGCGGCAAAGATGAAACTCATTGCCCAGAACAGCGTCTTAATAAATGCGGCTATGCGAAAGCAAACAGATTCATCTAAGGTTGCCGAAAAATGGTTAGCCCATAACGCTACTAAGGCTGTAACTCCAGAAGATGTGCAGTCTGCAAAAAGTTGGGTCAAGATAAATGTGCAGATGGATTCAATCCCACTCAAGAATGCACTCAAAAAAGTTTACGGTTCTAGTTGGGCGTTTGGTGCTACCGATGCTAAGAACGAAATTAGTTCTGAAATTGGATTTGATTGGGACGAATGGGAGCCAGGACGCGAAGCCGCAGCCGTACTAGCCGATGCTCCTAGAGGTTTGCGCACCATGCTTGACCGCCGTGGCGCAACTATTAAAGGCATAGACGATACAACTTTAGATCGCATTGGTTCATCTCTTGCGCTATCCCTATCTCAGGGCTTAGGCGCGGAAGAAACTGCAAACATGATTGACTACATCCTGGACGACCCTGCAAGGTCTATGGTCATTGCTCGTACTGAAACTGCCGATGCTTTAGTGCAAGCCAACGTAGCCGAATACAAAGACAACGACATTGCTCAGATTGAATGGTTAGTTGGAGACCCTTGCGACATTTGTGCTGAGAACGCTGGTCAGATTGTTGACATAGGCGAGGAGTTTTCTTCAGGAGACCAATACCCACCTGCGCATCCTAATTGTGTTTGCGATGTGTCCCCTGTTGTCAGATTTAGCCCAGGCTCAGAAGAAGATGTTGAGTTGGCTATTAGCCCTGACGCAATTAAAGAAGAAGGCTACAAGGCCAACGCTGGAATGAAAGCAGCAGCACAAAGAGCGATTGACTGGCGCGCTGAAGGACACAAGGGTGGCACACAGGTAGGCGCAACTCGCGCACGTCAAATAGTTTCAGGCGAAGCAATGTCTGCCGATACCGTAAAGCGGATGTATTCATTCTTCTCCCGTCACGAAGTTGATAAGAAGGCTACGGGCTTTAACTCTGGCGAAGAAGGCTATCCTTCCAAGGGCAGAGTTGCTTGGGATTTGTGGGGCGGTAACGCAGGATTTACCTGGTCACGCCAGATAGTTGAAAGACTAAAGAGAGACGAAAGTAAGTCTGCTGATTCTGATTTAAATAAGTACGACCCAGATCAACCACGCGATGCTAATGGTCGTTGGGGTTCAGGTGGAGCAGATGTACCTGAAGTTCCTGATACAGGAGACAACATTTCTTCACCTCATACAGAGAACTTACAAAATCTTTGGGGTACGGTAATTACTAGAACTGCCGATGGTAGGGGTGGAGACGTAGCAGATTCTATTGCCGAAACTGCTGGTACTGAAACAACTTCAGCAGTTGCTATTGAACAATGGGCAAACAATGCCGATGTTCGCTCTGCCGTTAAAGAAACTGTTGCCAATGATTTAATGCAACAAGAAGTGTTAGCAGCCGTACCTACACAAGATTTACTTTTGGCTGCCGCAGGTGGATTTGGTAACGCTATTGGTTCCAATGGTGAAGCAACACCTAGAGCAGCAGCGATTGACGATGATTGGGCATCCGCTTTAGAAACGCAGCCCGAACAAACCTACATTAACGATGAAGGTGAATATGTAGGAATTACCGTTGTTGAATTAAATGCTCAAGGCGAGATATATGCACATGACTATACAGACGTAGTTACTGATCTTGGGGGAGAAGTAGGGGTTACTCCTTATGAAGTGCAAGAAAGTTTAAATCAAACTTACTTTGATAGTAGTTCTCGTTTTGCTATTGCTGGAACCCCTGAAGCCGAAGCCTTGGTGCGCGAAACCGCAGTATCAACTCTTGTTAACCAATGGGCGCAAACATCTAACAACAACAACCCTAATAGCCAGGCAATGCAACAGGCTGCCGCGCAACAATTTGGCTTGGATAATCATGCTGAATGGGAAGGTATGACAGGCGATCTTAAAGCCGCTACTGATGCCGCATACGCTCAAAATGGTGCTGTCTACTCTGCATTCCTTCAGGCTCAATACGACAATACTCAAAATCAGTTAAAGTCTGCTGGCATTGAATCTATTACTGTTTACCGTGGCTCAACACTTGGAGACCCTTCAGTTAACGAAGTCATAACTCGTCCAATGTCGTCTTGGTCTACTTCTTTTGGTACGGCTGTTGGATTTGGAAATAATGGAGTTATTTATCGTACCGAAATTCCTGCATCTCAGATCATGTCTACGGCAGGTACAGGCTTTGGTTGCTTAAACGAATTTGAAATTGTGGCTCTTGGTGGAACCTATGCTGTTGATGGTTTGTCTACGGCAACAATCGCAAATACTGGAGCAATGTATCAAAGTGAAGCCACAGATGGTTCATATCAAGAAGATGGCGAACTAATTGACCAACTATTTCAAAATGCTAAGGTTTAGTCATGGCTCTTAATATTGACGCAGACGAACTCAACGCTGATTGGTTGCGAGCAGCAGTATGGGATTTGCCAAAAGACCCGAAAGTTTTATTGTTCAACATTGGTGCTGATCGTTGGGAGCATTTTAAAACCCTTCCAGCATTTAAAGCAATACCTGAAGGACTAGAAGCCAAGGTAGACGCTCTTGTGCGCGCGCGTAAGGCAAACAATCCTGACCTGGTTAAATACGACCCAGATCAACCCAGGGATGAACGCGGCAGGTTTGGTAGCGGTGGCGGTGGTGCTGATAGCGGTAGCACTAATACTGGTAGCACCGCAAGCAGGGATACAATGTCAAAAGACAGGGCATCCCTTGAAGCAAATGTTCATCCAGCAATCCGTGAGTTGCTTGTAAAAAATGGAATTGACCCTAACGATGGAGTTGCGGCTCAAGGATTTCTTATTAGTCCAGAAAGTACGCAAGCGGTAATGGCATTACAAGATGCCTACATGGAAACTGACGACAGCCCAGACGCAGGTATGTTAGCAATGGCATTTGCTGACGATGAATACAATCAAGCATACAACTTCTACAATAACGAACGTGATTGGACAACATTCCAAGACGACTTTATGAATGTAAGCGATTCGCTTATTAGTCCACAAAGTCCACAAGCAATTATTGACACAGTAAATAATGTTTCTGAAAATGGTCAAGTCTGCATTGCCATTGACCCAGAAACTTTAAATGAAGTTTTAGAAGATGGTAGATTTCAAAATCAGTTTGAAACAAACACATCTAACGGATTGCTAAATCAAGGTTCGCGTGAAACTGACGAATGGCGAACTCAAGGTGTTCCTAGAGGTACACCAAATGAGGAACGTCCAATTTATGGTTATTTAATTTCTGATACCGAAGGCAGAGACACAAGTCTTGATAGTAAAATTTCAAGCGGTTTACGAGCCGATAATTTAACACAAGAACAAGAGCAAAATTTAAATTTGTTGCAAACACAATTTGAAATGGAAAGCATTACTTCACTTTCAAATCCAATGGTAAGTCAATACGGTTCAGTTAGAGTTGTATTAAATAATTCAGCAAACTCAAATACAACTTTGACATTAGGCGATTCACTTAGCCAAGGTAAATTTGCTGTGCCTATGGGAACTTCTATAACTGAAAGTGTTGCAGTTCAACAGGGTCTTGCAAAAGCCGTAGATAGCCCTAGTGAAATTGGCTATATTGAAGCACAAATTCACGGCGGCGTTAGTGTGTCTAACATTGAAGCGATCTACGCATCTGTTGATGAGATAACTGGTATAGAGTTAACTTTACAGGAAAAAGGATTAACAATACCTGTCTATGAACTACCAGGAGAAAAATAGCATGAAGGTTCTTTACAGTAGGCCTGATGGTTCGGTTATTGTTTTTGACAAAACAGTTGATGAAGTTACATACGCGCACATTGAGCGTAATGGAGAAAAGTTTGATTCTAAAAATTTAGTGCAGTTGCTTGCGCGTGGGTACTGGAAACCTGTTGCTAGTGCTAAGTCATTATTAGCAAACTTAAATAAGTACGACCCAGATCAGCCGCGTGACGAACGTGGTCGCTTTGGTTCAAATGGTGGTGGAAGTAAATACACACCAGAAGCAACAAGCGCGGCAAAGAGTAAGTACGCCGAAGCAGCCGCAGCCGAACCAGCAATTACCGCAACTATGGAAAAGGTTTCCGAAAAAGTTGGCGGCAAAATGGCTGGACTTGAGTTCAGGCTTAAAACCGAAGAATCTTTAGCGCGCAAAATTGACGCTAACGCAGTCAAATACGGTGGAGACAGGGAAGAAGCCGCAGCAAACATCTCAGATGCTAACCGTTACACCATGACATTTGAGCCACAAGGGTACTCAAACGGGATTGTAGAAGCCGTTAGAGACCTGGAAAATGAAGGTTATTCCCTAAATGTTAAGAACTATTGGAACGAGGACAACCCCTACAAGGGCGTTAACGTGGCTGCAACGGCTCCAGATGGCACTAAATTTGAGTTGCAGTTCCATACCCCAGAGTCTCTAGACGTTAAAGAGAACGCCTTACACGGTCTGTACGAGCAATTTAGGGCTGCTCCAGACGAATCAACACGGCTAGATTTGCACAATCAAATGGTTGCGATCTCAGCCCAAACCGTAGTTCCGTCAGGCATTGAGCAATTATCCGCTTCCTTCTCGCCTATTGCTGAACCGTATGCACCAGCAATTAAATCTGATAGGGTAGTTACGGAAGGAAGGTTAGAGAGACATGAGCATTAAGTATTATGTTCAGACTTCGTTGTCTGGCAAACCAATTTGGCTTTACAAGCAGTCTGTTGGCGAGTCCAGTTTTTCGGAGCAGGAATGGAACGGAACAGAGTGGAAAGAAACTAGCGAGTTAACTGGCTACCTTGTCGCTGGCGAGTTTCATGTTAACAAAGTTCCAATGGAACAAGCCGAACAGATGTTCCCTGCTGCATTTGCCTAGGTGACATATCCCTAAAGGCGTGAGAAAATAAAGTCACATCTTTAGGAGACTCTTAATGGCATTACTTCACATTAACGCAACGGTACAGACTACCCCTACCCTAATTGCTCAAGTTGCACAGACCGCTCGGTACACCGCAGTTTCAATTCAGAACAATCATAGTGCTGCTATTTTTGTTGGTGATGCAACTATTGCTACTTCTGGTGCAACCAAAGGTCACACTATTAGCGCAGGTGCTAACTATCAAGTATGGCTAAATGCTGGCGACCAAATCTATGCAATTTCGGCTGCTACTACTGCCGATGGTGCAGTAAACATTATTTATTCCGCATAGACAAACACACTAACTGTTTGGGACAATTAACTACTTAGTTTGAAGGAGTCCGTTTTGGCGCGCAAGGCAAATACACCTGATACGGCTGTCTATGCTTCCATCTTGAAATTTGAAGATCAAGAAGATGGAACTTTACTGGTACACGGTAAAGCAACTGACGACACTTTAGATTCAGACGAACAGGTTTGCGACCCTGCTTGGCTAGAACGCGCTATGCCAGAATGGTTTAAGTTTGGCAACATTCGCGAACAGCATTCTTCTATTGCTGCTGGAGTTGCAACTGAATACAAGAACGAAGGCTCCGAACACTTTATTACTGCTCACGTTGTTGACCCATCTTCAATTAAGAAGGTTAAGGCTGGCGTACTCAAGGGATTCTCTATCGGCATTCGCCGTCCAAGAGTAGTAAAGGACAATAAGGCTATTGGTGGACGCATCATTGACGGACAGATTGTTGAAATTAGTCTTGTTGATCGTCCTGCTAACCCTGCTTGCACACTAACTATTGCTAAAACTATTGACTCTGAACTTGTCCAGGTCGAAGAATACACACAAACCGAAGGCGAAAAAATGTCAGAAATCACCGCTACGTCAGTAATTGAACTAGCAAAAGGTCTTGCAACCGAGACCGTTAAGTTTGATCAAGCAGCATTTGACGGTGCGCGCCGCGCATTAGCGACACTAATTATGGTCGAAGCAGGTGAAATGGCTGAAGGTCACGATGAAACTCATTCACTTTCTGCACTTCTAACTGCTGTTCACGCTCTTATGGAATGGCATTCGGGCGAAGCATACGAAGGAGAAGTAGCACCTATGTCGGAAGAACTTGAAGAAATTGAAATGGCTATTAAGCCAGAAGAAGAAAAAGAAATGTGCAAAGAATGCAAAAAGGCAATGGAAGAATGCGTTTGCCCAGCAGAAGAAAAAGAAATGTACGAAGAAAAAGAAATGCACAATGAAAAAGAAATGTGCAAAGAATGTGGCAAGGCCATGAAAGAATGCGCTTGCGAAGTAGAAGAAGAAATGGAAGAAGCAGAAAAGGCCGAGAAGTGCCTTGAGTGTGGATGCCACCAACCTGCCGACAATCACGGCAACCCAGATGTAACTACTGCCGTAGTTATTAGTTCAGATGTAAAGTCTGATACCCCAGAAGTTTCCAATATCAAAACTATTGTTGAAGATATTGTGAAAGCGTTACTAACCAACCCAACGGTTGGCGAGGAAGTTGTGACAAAGGCTGCTGACACCGAACGCATTAAGGCGTTGGAATCAGAATTAGCACAGGTCAAATCTCTTGCCGCACCAAGTGGACCAAAGCGTTTCGCTGCGGTGAGTAAC